TATCGAGGTACGTCGTCGTCGTGTTATCCGCGATCGCCGTGAGCTCGCGGTACTGCGTCCCGCCCGCGGCCGTCCGGAAAATCCGCCGTCGCACTGTGCCCGCGGGCCCGAGCGGGATCGCGGTCAGATTCACGGCGCCCGAGCCGAGCCGGTTGATCGTCGGCGCGACGTTGCCCCCGGCCGCGGGCGACCCATCGGTATACGACCCGGTCGAATTGTCGGGGATCTCCGTGACGAGCTTATACGGGCCGCCGCCGTCGCTTCGATAGAGACGGCGTTTCACGACGCGCGGATCAGCGGAGGTGGGCACGGTGACGATCGCCCCTTGCGGCGTGTCGGCCGTCGACACGGCGAGCAAGGTCGCGGGCGCGAGCGCGGCGTCGGCATTCGGATCGTGATAGGCGGGGCCGCCTTTGACGACGTCCGCGACGCGCCGCCAGGGCAAAACCGGGCCCGACGCCGTCGGGCTCGTCGTCGAGCGGTAGAGTCGGGCGGCCACGACGCGCGCGTCGTCGGGGCTCGGAAATTGCGGCGAGTAGATCAGCATTTGCCCCGTCACGGTTTGAATTTGCAGGTTCAGGATCGCGGCGGCCGTTTCGCCCGCGGCCGTGAGCCACGACGCCGCGATCATGTGGTACCCCTGATCGACTTGCCCGGGCGAATTCACGGTGTAGCCCGGCGTCGGCGGCGTCGGGATCGATTGCCCCGTGAGCACCGTCCCGCCCGTCGTCGCGATCGTCTCGTTGCCTTGCGCGTCGACGTAGGACGTCGCATAGGTCGCCGTCACGCCCGCCCGGATCGGGCCCGCGATCGGGCTCGCGGGAAACGCCGCCGACGTCGCGGGCGGATTGGGGCACGTCGGGATCGTCACGGGCGCCGACACGGCGCCGAGATCCGAGCGCGATCCGTCCGCGAGCTCGACGGTCACGGCGTACTGATACGGGCCGCCGACCAGGCCGCCCGCCGTCGTGAGCGGGGCGACGGCGACCGTCGGCGCGCCCGGGGCCGTCGGCGGCGGGGTCGTCACGACCGCGGCGACGGTATTGGTTTTAATCCCGCCGATGATCGATCCCGTGTACGTCACGCGCGCCGGGCCGAGGGTCGCCAGCCCGCCCGCGGCATTGAACGCGCCCGCGGCGGCGAGCGGCACGATCGCATCCCCCGCGGGCAGATCGAGCGCGACCGTCGACCCGTCGCCTTCGACAAAGACGCGCGTCCGGACCTGCGTGAGATCGGCCGTGATTTTCAGGTCCGCGAAATCGGCCCCGGGGACGATCGGGGCCGGGTCCGTCCCCGCTTCCGTCCCCGTGAAAAAGTGGACATCCCCGACGTAGTCGACAAACCAGTACGCGCCGATCGCTTGCGCGAGCCGCGAGAGCGCGGCGGAAATCGACTCCCACGTAAAGACCATCCCGCCGCCGACCGTCGGGAGTCCCGTTTCGACGTTATGCGTCGTGAGCGTCGGCGCAAACGTCGCGATCAAATCCGTCACGATCGCGGTTGCGCTTGCTTCCGCGTAGGCTTTCGACGCGATCCGCGCGTTGAGTCGGCGCGTCCAGTCGATACAGGTGAGGTTGTACTGAATATGCGCGGGGACATTCATGAGGGCGATTTGCTCGCGCGTCGTGATCTGCCCGCCAAAGACGAGATACGCGGGATCGACCGTCCCCAGGTAGATCGCGATCGCCATCCCCACCGCGATCGGCGGCGGCGTGAGGATCGACGTCGGCGCGCTCGCGGTTTGAAAGGCGCCCGCGTCGAAGGCGCCCGCAAACGCGCCCGACACGGGGCCCCCGGGCCGCGGCTCGTTGACGAGCGTTAGCGCGGCGGTATTGGGGGCGTCGTTGAGCAGGTCGTCGATCCGCACTTGGCCGACGCGCGCAAAGCGCGTCACGACGACGCCCCCGACGACGACGATCACGGCGGTCGAATCCATCGGGGATCACGTCGTGCCCATTAGACGCGTCGCGCGCATCCCGGGCATGAGCGCCGACGAAATCACGTCGCGGAGCGCGGCTTGTGTCTGCGGATCGTTAGTGCCAAGCATCCCATTCATCGTCACGTTAACGACGGTTGCGCCCCCGCCCGCGCCCGTGCCCCATCCCGTTGCCGTCGGCCCCCATTGTTGGGGCGCCCCGAGATAGACGGGGCCCGTCGGCATGTAGTTTTCCGAGCTCATCGGGGCGAATGGATCGATCCGTGGGTACGCCATGCCTTGCAGGTTGCCGTACATCGGGAGATCCGACAGGTTCACCATTTGACTAAACACGGCGTTCACTTGCTTCACGGCGTTAGTTACCGGATCGACCATCCAGCGGCCGAGCGCGCCGAAGTGATACGCGATCCCCTGCATGAGATCCGGTACGACCGATTGCCCGATTAGTTGGTCGTACATCCACTGGAAATCGTCGACGACGCCCGAGACAAACGACGCGACTTTGCCGAGCACGGTCGAAAAGAGCGCGGCGAGCCGGTCATTGAGCCAGGTATTAAAACTGCTGTACAGCTTGGCGAGGTACGTTTCGATCGCGCCGAATACGCTCTTGACGTTGTCCCACCAGGCCGCGATCCCGTTGTACGTTCCGGCGAGAATTGTTTTGATGTCGTCCCAATGTTTCCAGACTTCATACACGGCGATCACGCCGAGCGCGATCAAGCCCGCGGGCCCGAGAAACGGGAGGATCGCGGTAAAGCCCGCGCCGATCCCCGCGAGCGCGGCGGCGCCGATCGGCGTCGAGAAGAGCGCGACGAGCGACGAGAGCGACACGAGCACGGGCGCGAGCGCGACGGCGAGCGAGCCCAACAGCAGGATCGCCGTCTGGATCCCGTCGGGGAGTTTTTGAAAGACGTCGAGGATCTGCGTCATCACGCCCGCGAATACCGCGCCGACCCGCTCGTTAATTTCCTGCATTTGGTTTTTCAGATGCTCGATATGCCCCGCGGTCGTTTCGAGGTTCGCCGCGGCTTGCCCGCCGAATTTCCGATTGATCGCTTGGATCACGTCGTTAAAATCCATCCCCTTGTGATACGCGTCCCCGAGCACGATCTTGAGTCGCCCGATCGCTTCGCCGTCCGACTCGGCGGCGCGTTTGAGCAGGTTCGCCGCGGCGGGAAGCCCCGTGCCCATAAATGAGGCTAGATCCATCGTCGCTTGCAACGTCGCTTCCATATTGTCGGGTTTCACGCCCCCGATCGACGTCATGATCGCTTGCACGCCGATGATCGCGTCTTTCGAGTACGTCGAGATGCTCGACAGGTGCTCGGCCATTTCTTCGTACGACGTCAGCGTTTCGGGCGGGGCGCCCGCGTTTTTGAGGGCGACGGTGAGCCGCGCGGTCGATTGTTCGGCGTCCGCGAAAGCGTCGACGTATTTCATCGCGAATTCCGACGTGACGCTCGCGAACTCTTTCAGGTTTTCCCCGATCGCGCGGCCGAATTCGAGCGCGCGGGCTTCTTCTTCTTTCGCGGCGTCGGTCGCGTGATCGTGCGCCAGGGCGGCCGACGCCGTCATTTTGTCGAACGCGGGCCCGACTTGCGCCGTCGCGGCCGTGAGTTGATTGGTCGCGTCGACGCTTTTCTGTGTCGCCGTCAAAAACGACGAGAAATCCGCGACGAAGGTCGCATTGAGCGGCACGGGTTTACCCTTCCGCTTTCGCCGCAAACGCGTTCAATTCGTCGACGAGAAACGTGTAATAGGGCATCGGGAGATCCCACACGTCGGGCAGCGTCCAGCCCATCATTTTGCAAAGGGCGAGATCAGTTCGGGCCGCGGCGAGCCATCCATCATTTTTTTTTCCGTCTCGGCGTACGCGCGCATGGCGCTATCGTGCGCTTGGATCGCGCGTTGGACTTCCATATACGAGTCCGCATCGATCGCGTCCAGGGCGGCCCGCACGACCGCGGGCGGTTGATCGCGAATCACGACGGGGCGCCCGTCGTAGTCGGTAAACGTCCAGTCGACGAGATAGGCTACGACGGTCGCGAGCCCGCTTTCGGTCGGATCGATTTCGAGCGCGACGTCGCCCGTGGTCGCGGCGCCCATCTTGATCGGTTTGGTCGACGCGCGCATGAGCTCGCGGAATTCGGCCGCGGTTAAAAAGCGTTTGACCGTGAGCGTATCGCCCCCGGAAATCGGGAGTACATCAGTGTCGGGCCGTCGCACGCGTGAGGCCATTGGATCCCTCAGTCGTCACGGGCCCGAGCGTCGCGGACAACGTCGACCCGTTCGTGGTGTAGTCGAGAATTTCCCATCGCCACGCGCCGCCTTTGAACGGCGCGACAAAAAACAGCGGGCGGCGCGTGAGTTTGAACGCGTCGACGCGCCCGGGGACGAGCGCGCCCGTCACGCGCCACGCGCCCGCCGTCTGCGTCACGGTGTACCCTTCGACCGCCGCGGCGTCGAAGTACGCCCATTTGATCGCCGCGGCGCGCCCGCGGATCGTGCGGAGCATCTACGGCCCCGCGGGATCCATCGTCCAGGGCCCCGCCCCGGCAAAGGTACCTTTGATCGCGATCACGCCTTCCGCTTTCACTTCGATCCCCATGTCGAGATACGCGAGCCCGGAGAAAAAGTACGTGGGCGTGAGCGTCGACGGAACCAATTTGAGCATCACGGCCACTTCCCCAAGCGCGGCCGTGAAGAGGGCGGGCGTTTCGGTTTCATCCCACACGCCCGCGAGATCGCCCGAGTAGTCGGGCAGCCCTTGCACGTACACGAGATTGGTGTCGCCAAAACACGTCGCGTCGACGCGCGCGCGTTTGAGATCGAGTTTCCAGTCGTTCAGCGCGGCGACGGGGACGTACGTCGAGCCCCCCGTCGGATCCATTTCGACCGCGCCCTTACTGCCGTGTCGTCGTGCCATAGCGTTTCGCCCCTTCCGTCGGCGTCACGGTCACTTCGTACCGTCCGCCCCTGTGTTGCCACGTTTCCGACGCCGTCGAGAGCTCCGTATAGCGGACGCGATCGACCCATCGCATGATCATGAGTTCGCCGCCCGCGGCCGTGAGATCGAGCGGGGCATGATCGAGTAGCGCGAGGATCCGCGCGTCGGCCGCCGCCGTCGGCGCCGAGCTCGTGCCCTTCGCCACGGCCTTGATCAGATAGACAAACTGGCGGAACGTGTCGCCGTCGTCGAGCTCGGGCAACGTCCGCGACGTCGACAGACTCACGAGTACAAACGCCGTCGCCCCTTCGGGCGCCAGGTCCCAATACACGCCGCTCGGCAAGAGCCCCGCGAGCTCGGCGTCGGCCGACAATTTGCCGATCACGGCCCGATCGACTTCGTTGGGGTCAATCATGTACGCCCGTCACCAGAATCCCCTGTTCGTGCACCATCGCGGCGATCGCATAGACGGCGGCCCGCCGCATCCGGCCCGAGATCGGGAGAAACGTCGGGTGGGGGGGCGCGTGCACGGTCCCGAATTCGTACAAATGCGCGTGATCGCTTGCCGACGTCACCGTGACGACCGCGGCGATCCCGCGACCGACGCGCGGCACGAGCGCGACGCCGTCGCGGAGCGCGCCCGTCACGACGGGATATGCCGCTTTGAGGGCGTCGATCGTTTGCGCGGCGTAGGTCGCGAGGATCGGCGCCGCGAGCGCGCGCGTTTCGTACGGAAAGCGCGTGAGCGATTCTTTGAGCTCCATAAAGCCCGTCATCCGGAGTTCGGACGCCATATCAAATCGTTTCCTTTGCAAACAATTGCATCGTGATCCCGCGCTCGTCGAGGTTTCGGACGCCCGTGATCCGAAATTCCCGCCCCTGAAAGAGCATCCGCCCGTCGATCGCGACGTCGGGCCGGTACCGCCCCGTAATGACGTGCGTCGCGGTCGCGACGATCGTCCCGACGGTGAGCCGTTCCAGATCGCGGACGGCCGCGGGCACAATCGCGACGAGCCACGTCGCCGGATCCAGATCGACCCAGGTGTCGACCGTCCCGCCGTCGCCGTCGGGATTGGACACGAGCGTTTGAAAGGTCACGACGTGTCGAAACGTCCCGAGCGCGGAAGGGGAGAGCGGCACGGGGGTTAGGCCAGGGCGGGATCGCGCGTCCGCCGACACAGATTCGCGATCGCCGCCCACACGCGATCGTCGTTGTCTTGATTCGGCCCGAATTCGTCGCCCCGATGCTCGTACAAGTGCGCGAGCAAGAGCAGCACGCTTGCTTCGATCCACGGCGGGACGGTCCCGGGCGCCCACGTCGGATCGTTCCGATCTTTCACGTAGTCGCGGATCGCCGCGCTCGCGTCCGTGAGTTTTTGCGTCACGTCGGCGTCGTGATCCGTGTCGACGATCCGCAAGTGCGTTTTCGCGGCGTCGAGCGTCACGAGCACGGGATCGGTGGGGGCCGTGAGCGTCATACTTGCGATCCTTCGGGCACAAAGTACGCATCCACGGGCCCGGGCGCGAGGCCGCCATCGTCGGTCGTGCACGCGACGGGGATCTCGACGTACCCCGGCCGCTCGACGGGCGCCGCCGTCATCACGAGCGCGGCCCCGGCATCGTGGGCGCCGTGCACGTAAATCGACACGGGCGGCCGATAGCCCAGGATCACGCGTTTCACGAGCGCGCCGTCGCGATCAAGGTCGTGCACGTACAGGCGCGTCACGCGTCCGCGGTACGGGGGCGCGACGTCGAAACCGAGCTCGCCCAGGGCGGGCGGATCCGTTCCGGCGGCAAGCGTGAAAGGCCAGTACGACATCATCGCCCCGTCGCATCCCGCCCGCGTTTGACGGCGAGCGTCCAGGCGGGCCCGCCGTCCCCGGGCCGCGAGCTCGTCGCCACGTTGCAATGCCAGAGTGAGCCCGCCGCCGTGACGCAGTCGCCGGGGGCGTAGGCGCCGCCGAGCACGTGCACGCCCCGATACGTCATCCCCGCCACGCCCGGGGCGCCGTCTTTCCCGGGCGCGCCGTCGGCGCCCGCGGGCCCGGGCGGCCCGGGGACGGGCGGACGGGCTTCAAGCGCGGCGATCCGCTCGCGGAGGGCGGCGCCATCGGCGGCGGCCGTTTCGAGCGCGCGGACGCGCCCCACGACGGGCGCCAGGGCCGTCTTGATCGCCGTCTCGACGGCGTCGACGAGCACGGCGCCCGGGTCGGGCGGCGCGACGACGGCGGCGGGCCCGCCAGGATCAGAGGGCATCGGTTAACCCCGTCCAGTCTTTTCGCAAGAGCGCGAGCGCGACGGCATCCCACCGCGCCCCGGCCGCGACGGGCGCGGGCTCGGCGGCGGGATTGTCGAGCGGCGGCGCGGCGGGCGGCGCGGCGGGCGAAGAGCTCGACGGCACGGCGAGCGGATTGGACCGATCGCGCGCGTCGAGGGCCGCCAGGGAGTAGTTTTGCTGCTGCATGTACGGCGTGTCGCCGCCGACGACCGAGCCCAGGCCAAACCATTTCTTGCGCGCTTCGTTCGGGGAGAGCGCGCCCGCGCCGATCGCGTCGGCCGCCGCTTTCGTTTTCGTCGGCGTATCCATCCACACGAGATCGTCAATGTCGAATTCGGTGCCGTACGGCGTCCCGTCGAGGCCGAGCCCGTCGTCGAGCACGCTTTCACACGACGTGAGCAGACTTTGCAAGCAAAGCGCGTGGTACTGCTGTAGCATCGGCTCGATTGACGTAAAGTGCGGGGCCGTCCCGACGCCGATCATGTGGGGCGGGACGTGGTAACAGGCGCAAATCACGTCCGCCGTCC